TAGTTGATTCTTTTACTAGGTAATCTGACATGACCTTATCAAGGTTTTCACCAATCCACTTTTTACGATAGTCAAGAATTTCTTCACCATCGAGTGTAGTGTATGCTAAACGATTGCCTTGCTTTTGAATGACGCCTTTTGCCTCAAACAATTCAAGCAAGCCACTGTACGGATTCATACCTGTTGAGTATGGAATCTTTACTTGTACACCTTCAAACGGTTTTGCATAACGAGTCTTCATAACTTTACAGCCAGCACGGATACCCATAACTTGACTGATCTTGTTACCATCTTCGTCTTCTTTCAGCTTCATCTTTTTCATTGCAACAACAATACTTGATGCATAGATAAAGCCTGAACCGCCACTAATCTTATCATCTGGATCAAACATATCCTGTGATGCATAAGTGTGATTAGTACATACTAAGCCTACATTCAATGAACCAATCATATTAACTGTGTTACGAACAAGTGATGTTAACTGCTTGGGCTTACGACCCATATCACCTTTCATATCACCTTTATTAAACTGATCAATATCAGTAGGTGTTAGCAACATACCCAAACTGTCAACTACAAACAATACTTTAGGACGATCTTCTTCATCCATTGTTTTATAGTCTGCAATAAATGTTGACAGTGTTTTAGCAACATCATCAATCATTGACATATTAAGTTTAAGTAGTTTTTCTTCTGAAGTGTCTACATCTAATGCGTGTAGCCAACTTTCATCAAGTGCGTTCTCTGAGTCAATTAGTACTACAAAGATACCTTGATCCTGTGCTGCCTTTACAATGTTACCTGAACAGATATATGATTTACCTGCACCTGATTCACCAGCAAACACAGTTACCTTACCAAGCGGAACACCCTTGTGAAAGTCGCCACTAATAAGATAGTTTAGTGCAAAGTTACCTGTGCTGATCCAGTCTTTAGGATCGTTGAATCCACTACTCATGCCTGAGATGGATTTTGTTAAGTCCTTACGGAACTTAGTCGGATCGAATGATTTATTCGCCATATTATTCTCCTATCTAAAAAGCGTAATGGGGGATTGCTCCCCCACTAAAGTTACTGTCCTTGACGTGCTCTAATCATTGCCAGAATATCGTCTGCGCCAGCGCCTACTGCTTTGGCCTGATCTACTGTCGGAGCTGCTACTGGTGCTGCTTCTGGTGCTGGAGTCGGTGCTACTGGAGCACTTTGGCTAACAGCCGTTGCCTGTGGTGATGCCGCTACTTGTGGGTCACCTGTACGTTGAGCCATGCCCGCTGGACGGAAATAGTTGCTCCAACGATCTGCATCATATGCTTCACCGTCTACTGACGCTTCAAACATTTCTTGCATGACCTTGAGTTCAACTTCGCCTGGTTTTTTAGGTAGGAAGTCACTTAGTGTAAACAAGCCATTTGTATTAACTGCATTCATTTCGACATCGCTTAGAGGACGTTCTCTACGTGCCCAGTTAGATGTTGAATAATCTGCATATCCGCCTTTGCTTGTTTTGTTAAGACGGAAATCTACACCAGCAGTATAATCTGTTGGCAGTTCTTCCATGTCTGGATCCATAAGCGCCTGCTTAATGATCTGGAAGATTTGTGGACCAATAATAAATCTACGGATTGGATTTTCCGGAGTTTGATCATCGGATAGTGGATTATCAGTTACAAATCCTTGAAAGATATATGAACGCTTTTTCCAATACTTACGACCCATATCTTCTAAACTTGAGTCTTTAAACCAGCCACGTACTTCATTAAGAATGTTACATGTCTCGCCATACATTTCCATACATGGAATTTGTACTTGTACTGGACGTGAATCAGTTTCACCTTTTACGCCAGCAAATGGAAGTTTAATAACTAAACGTTCTTGCCAGAAAAAAGTGTTATCTGCACTACCGTCTGGAAGGAAACGTAGAGTTGCACTACTACCTTCACTAATGTTCCAAAATGGGTAAATGCTGTTGTCACCGCCTGATTGACGATTGCCTGAAGCTCCTGCTTCTTGTTCTTTGAGCTTTGCTCGGATTTCTGCTAATGATGCCATAGTGCCTTTTCTCCTATAATGTTTTGCCTATGTTAGAACAACACTTGTTGCTCTTGTGCCTTAATTTGTATAGCACAGTTATTACTATACACTGATATTTATCAAATGTCAACCATTAAAAGAGATTTATTTTTTTATCGTTTACCCAATCTGTAAGATAAGTTATCATTTTATTATGCATATCTAAATTTAAATGATTTTGCAGATTTTGACCTTGTACATCATTAGCAGGAACAAATCTACTTAAAGGAGTTCTTTGTATAATAAGATTGTCTCTTTCATACATGGAAAAATCTATTAATCTATAATCATCAAATATAGGCCAAATCATTATTTTTTTATAATGCTTACTTTGAACTGCAATTGTAGATAACATTTCTATAAATGACCATCGAAGACTATCATTAACTTTGTAAACTTTTTCGAAAAATTTTTGTTCTTTTGAACCGTATTCTTGTTTAAACATTTTTGGCTGGGTTGCCCAAAGACCTTGATGCTTTAAAGGAATATGTTTATAATTAAATCTATTTACACTTGAAAGTAATATTAAAACAGATATTTTATTTTGTTCTTCAATAGGTGTTCTTGAATTAGTTTTTATAAATTCTGATACAGCCCACTTTAGACCTGTTCCTTGATGAGCAAAGTTTCTTACATCTGGTAAATTTCTTTGAAGTGTGTTTGGCCAAGAAAAGGGTTCTTTGTATACCCTGTTATCTGCAAAACTATCTCCGTATATATGCAGCATAAAATTAGGTTAGCTGTTACTTAATGCCAGCTAACCCTTTCATTCTATCTATGTGTTCTTGTGACTCATTTTCTCTGTAGCCCATTACTTCTGCTACTTTGTTATTGATCATTTCAATGAACTTTTTAGCAGGTGTAATATACTGTTCACCATAATCTTTTTCTACCATAGTTAATACTGCTGTTTCACCTTTTGGAAACTGTCCGTTATCTCTATCAAAGTAACTAAGAATGAACTCGCCTAATGGTGTCTTTTCGTCCTTTTCAAGTGTAATCTCGTCACCGTCTGGACCGTCTACTTTGTCGCCTTTTTTCTTGCCATCCATTTTGGCTTTCTTTACAGCGTGTGCGTATGCGTTGCCTTCGTCAGTATCATCATCAGTTAATACTGATACCATGTCGTCGCCGTTGCGTAGTCCGCCCTTTTTAATCTTTACATTGTCTTTACCAAACTTTAGTATTGCAAGTTTTGGATCCATTGAAGTTTGCTTCCAACGTTGTTCGCCTTCAGCAAACTGGCCCATCATTTCTTCAAACGCTGATTCAATTTGATCTTCATATTTGCTTTGATTTACAAGTCTATCAAAGTCAGCTTTACTGTAGTTGTCTTTTGGATCGATACCTCTTGTTGCTCCCGGTGTTGCAGGGCTTGCGCCAAGTTGATTGATACCTGGAACTCTTAGTTCTTGTCCTACTTGAATAGCTGCATTGTCGTCTAACCCATTGATTTCAATAATGTCTCCTACAGACATACCTGATTTTCTTGCTAAGTCTGTTACAGTATCACCTTTTTGTACAATGTATAAGTCATCTTCTTCATACCCACGCATATTACTTGGATCCATTTCCATATCGCCTCTTGGCGGATAAACGTCATCGTTTTCACCTAATATATCTTCTGCTGTAATATCTTTTGCTTTTGTTGCTTCACTTACTAAGTTATATATGTAAGGGAATACATCTTTTAATTCTTCATTAAACTGCTTAATAGTTAATTGGTCAATCCAATTCTCTGCAACGTCTTCTGGTACATCTTCCATCATTGGTTTTTCAAAAGATGCAAATGCTTCAGCATAGAACTTTTGCTTTTGTAACGACTCTACTGTTTTCTTAACTGATTTAATTCTATCTTGCACAACATCCATATACTCGCCAAGACTTTCTGCCATTACAGCCGAACGACCCATGTAAGATTTAAACTTACGTAGTTTATTAAGTTCTTCTGATAATCCTGTAATATGTGTTCCAAAATCATCAAACGGTTTACCACCTTCAGAAACGTGTCTTGCCATTGCTCTTGCGCCAGTTAAATGTTTGTACGGATATAGGAAGCGTTCGCCGTCATTACTTTCGATGTATATCTTTCCAATACTGCGTGTACGTGATTTTCCAAGTTCTGGATTTACGCTTTCAGTATGCTTAATCATAATTCTCGAGGCACCGAAATCTTGATAGCTAATTTTATTTGTTCCGTATAATTTTGATTCGTTCATGTTTTCATCTCCGGTTACCTGTTGTGCAAGGTATTTATAATCTTTCTTTTGCAGATTACTTTTTGTAATATCTCTAATTTCAAAATTTAATAATCGTTTTTTTGCAAAAATTCTTAACTCTTTTAGAAAACTATACCAGTTTGACTGAACTAATTCGTTTTCATTTTCAACAAAGTCTTTACTATAAATTAATACAAGACTACCTGTGTCATTACTGTCGTTTAAACTAACACTGACTTTTCCTAATTCGGCACCTGAATCTTCATACGTAAAATCAAAAAANCGTGCATTTGTTGGTTCTGTAATAATAGTGCCATCTGCATCGCCTATAGATACGGAAGAAAATCTTCCGTTAATTTTGTTGAATAAATCTTCTGATATTTTTCTAAAATCTAACATGTATATATTTATCAATAATTGCTGCTAACAAAGATAGGCATTGGCGCTTCGTAATCATCAATATCCTCTGCTTGAGTAAATGTACTGTATACTCTGGGGTCCCAATCTTTAAGTACAGTCATCATTCTTAAAGCTAATAAAGTTGCACTAATTAAATCATCAGATGCGCCAGACTTAGCTTGGTAACTACTGCCTGTAGCAATAAATCCTTTTAATTCAGAAATAAAAGGTTTTGAATGGATTATCATTTTATCATTTTCAATCATAGTTTTTAATCGACTACATGCAGTAACTTTTGTACTATGAGTAGTATTAAATCCTTTGCGGAACTTTCGTACATGCCCTTTACGTATAGGTTCACTTACAAATAATCCTGGTATATTTTCTTCTCCGTAATCGTTTATAACAATAAGTGCAGCTTCGCCTAAACCGTTATTTTCTACACTCCAGTATATGCCTTGAGGGTTATTAGTTTCCTGTTCTATATATTTGCATATATCTGCAAGTACTCTAATCTGACCAGGTATTGCTGTAGTATTATGTTGCCATTCGCCTACTTGTTCATAACTCGGTAATTCAAATACTTGTATTGCTGCATAATCGCCGCCGGTTCCCATACTGGGGTCAAGTGCAATACAATACGTATATTGGTTTGTAGGCTTTTTATACCACCGTGTTTGTCCCATGTTTAGTATTGGCGATCCGCCCTCCATAACAGCAAGTTTTAAACTATTGACAAGTGTTTCGTCAAATACTAAGAATTCACATCCGTATTCACGTCTAAACTTTTCTTCGCCGATACGTCCAATTTCTGCGGCTTTCCATTCTTCATCACGATCAGGATGTTCATGCCACTCTGCAATAAAACTATGAAAGCCGTTTGTACCAAGTTCTTGCTCATTACCATGATCGTCAAATTTGTTTTCTGCTTGTTTCCATATAGTAGCAAATGTGTCTTCGTCTGAGTTTGGCGTACTTGTTATAATAGCACGACCACCTGTTGCAAGTGTAGGTGATATTGATGTCCAAAACTCTTCTGCGATGTTGGGTTGCACAAATGCAAACTCGTCACAGTATAGTAATGATATGGACATACCACGTCCAGTATTTCCAGTAGTGGTTTGTGATACAATTCTACTGCCGTTTTCAAATTCAATTGAGCCTTTGTTGTATGATGTAACACCTGCTCTAATATGATCTTCACACGTTTCATATATGTAACGTATACGTGCCATAATCTCTTGAGCACCTGTGTACTTGTGTGCCGCAATAAGTATAGTTTGATCTGGCATAAACATTGCATACCATGCAAGGTATATTGCCGCACAAGTTGTTTTACCTGTTTGCCTTGGCATCATATTAATATTAAAGCGATAGTTGTGATAGCTGTGCATCAAACGTAACTGGTACTCATAAGGATCAAACAACAA